GCTGAATCCAACCGTGCCCGATCCGTTGGCAATGGCGTTGTTGAATCGCCCGGCAAACTTGACTCGCACCTTCTTACTATCGCTCGGCATGGCGGCACCCGCATTGTAGATGTAGTAGTTTGCCATCGTTTTAGTGGTCGTATCCACCGCGTCAGCGGCGTTGTAGTTCTGCGCCCCTCCATTCACCAATTGAGAGTGCAGATACCAGTTGAATGGACCATACGAGGTATTACCCAAGGTCATGCGCTTGCCCGCATAGCTACTCGACCACTGCACCCGTCCTGAAACACTGAAGAACGGGGTTTGGGTCATGCCGCCACCGCCACCGCCACCGCCACTGACGGTCGCAAAGCTCAGGTTGCCAGATCCGTCCGTTTGCAGCACCTGCCCATTGGTTCCATCGCTAGTTGGGTATGTCAGTCCGGACGCGGTAAGGGTTCCCGTGGTGGTGAGGTTTGCGCCTGTGACGGTGCCTGTACTACTCAATGAACCAATATTGGTCACCGTTCCAATCAGGATCAGTGCCGCACCACCCTGTAATGACAGGCTACCGGTAGTCGTAATTGAAAACGCGGAGAGCGTGTCCGAGAAAGCGTCCGCCGCAGACGATGGGTCGAGGTCCGCAAGAGTCAAGTCCCCCTTAGCCCCAATCTTGGTGAATTTGCTAATGTCCGCCAAGAAGTTTGCGGCAGCCTGTGATTCACTTGTCCCCCTGTTCAGGGTGACCGCAGTATTGCACTGCCAAATACCCTCAAGGTTTGACCCCGTGTGAGTGAGGGTGTCATTGACAGCAAAAGAGATGCTTCCTGTACCTACCAGGTCGCCGCCGTTAGCACCATCAAGCAGAATGCCATGATACTTGGCGGGCTTGTTGGTCAGGTCAGAGAAGCTACCCGTTGTGGCCACAGTGGCTAGGGCCGGGGTGTTGCTTAAATCCGTGTAGCTCCCAGTCGTTGCTACAGTTGCGAGCGTAGGCGCTCCGCTGAGGTCGGCGTACTGAATCCCGGAAGTGCCCGCCGTAAAGGTGATGGTCGCCCCGACGTTAGAGAACGTCACGTTCCTTCCAATGCTCATCTCGCCGTTCACAGTAATAAGCGGGACGGTCGGGCTTGTGCGCCCAGCAATGGTCATTGGAGTGGCTTGGAACTCGCTTCCCGTAGCTCCGGTTTGGACACTAAATTCAATCTCACCCGGGCTGCTCTCCGTCATAGTGACGGCGGTGTTAGAGCCTGCCTGGATTTTACTCTCAGTGGCTTCCACCTTGACAAAGCTCTCGCTCGTCGACGAAGTGTTCACGAACAATCCGCCACCACCCGTTGAGGCCGCCGACTCCTTGAACACCGAGTAGATTTCGGTTAGGGTGTTGGCATTGCTTTGAATCTGATTGAGCTGAGACTGCGAGGCGAACTTGTGGCTAGTGCTTGTGTCATTGATGTTGTCCGCATCCAAGACGTACAGCCCGTAAGCATTCAGTCCTGTAATCTGACCATTCGAGTTGATGGTGATGGCAGCCAGTTTATCAAGCTGGGCCTGGGTCAGGGCCGCAGTAAATCCGGTAATGGTATCTACCCCCGTACCACTAGCGTTGAGGTTGATGAAGCTCAACTTGTCTACTTGGGCCGGCTTCATGGAGCGCCCCTTCTTCCGGCCCTCGACAAAGGATCGGTGACTAAACAGTTGCCCACCCGGAACCGGGGCCATACCGCCACCAATAAAGCCACGAATCTTTCCGGTGTCATACTCCGTAATGACACGGGGGTCGTGGTCGAGCTTGACGGCAAGCATGTCTATAACGCCACGGTGCAGGTCGTTAGTGACCCTCTGTACGAGCAGGGTCAAGCCCTCACGAGCAAAGTAGAATAGCTGACCAGGGCTAATCAGCGAAGCCGATGTCCCGGTAGGCGTAAACTGCTGCGAATTGCTAAGCCGTGGCTGAAGGATGAGGTTATACTGCTTTTTAGCAGCACCATAGTAGTCCATGCCAATGTTAGCACAAACCTGCAAGATGCCCCTGTTCGCGCCCTGTGGTAAGCTCACGGAGGTCCACCCTAGCCCCCAAGACCCATAGCCCTCGTAGCCGCCATTCTCATCAAGAACAGCTGTCGTCAGGTACCCAAGGGAGCCAAGGTTGCTATCGTACCGAGAGCCCAAGATAGTGGTGCCAAGGAGCAGACTCTCATTGCCTTCAGGACTGTCGTCCTCAGCGCTATACATTGGGTCATGGGAGCGGCTCGCGTCGCCAACAAAGAACTCAAAGTCCAACCACGCAGGTGTGCCAACGAGCACGTTGCCAAGCCAGCTGAAGTTGGTGGACGGGCTAGGGATGTTGGCTACCGTAGAGTCGTACAGAGTGAACCCCTCTGCGGTGTAACCCCTTATTGAGCAGTCGATTTCAATGCCTGTTTGATCTCCGGCACTGTCCGGAAGGGATGGCAACTGCAAATCAATGTCAGATTCGACAACGGGGTTGGTGTACTGTGAGTTGTTGCCCAACCCGGTGACGTTGTCTAGCCACTCAATAAAATTGTTGACGCCAGATTCACCTAGCCACTCCTGGTATGATGCGGTGCTATATCGGGCCTTATTGACGGTGTCAGTCTGCCTTTTTAGCCACAATCCAACCGGATATTCTGTTACTATACCGTTCTCATCGTCGTATTGTAGCGTTTCTACTGTCGGCTGCGTAAAGTCCGGGTGCAAAGCCATGAACTCAAACCTGTCGGCAGAATTTTGGGTCCACTCCGCATCGCCATGTTCAATGGGATAGTAATATGACGGCGCAGCCGAGCTAGCCCCAGGAGCGCCCGTTTGGATGATGATTTGGCCCCAATCGTTCTCATCAGTGAAGTCATCTGCCCCTAGCTGAGTCACAGATTGCCGCAAATAGTAGTTGCCAACACGGATTTTCATGCTGACAATGATTTTCGCACCAATCATTTCGTCCGCACGAGTCACCGGGTCAGTCGGGTCGTTCAAGAAATCGTTGCGGGGGTTGCGGACCCGCAGACGGAGTCGCCCACGCAAACGGAAGCCCGTGCCGGAGGGCACATCAACCTCATCGTCTATTTTGGGGAACTCACTGAGCAAAGGGCCCGATTGATTCGACTGAAAGTCTCCCAAATTGGGGCGCGGGCCAACAAAGTTGAGTGTGTTGCTAAAATCAACATCAATGATGTGAGTTCCGCCACGCGGAAATACACTACTACTGCCGCCCCCACGGTGAACGTAGCTGACAGAGCCGGCGGGAGGTAGAATGCCCTCCTTGCTTCCCACCATGACGTCGTAAGTGTCCTCTTCGACAACCCAATTGTTATCGCTAAAGGTTATAGCCGTGCCCGGGGCGTGCGTCGGCGTGGGAAGAATTTCGTTCTTGTAAACGCGGTAGCGATACTTGGCGTAGAACGTCGTGTCGGTCAAGTACGGGAAGTGAGAGCAAGCCATGTAATAGCCCTTCCTAACGCTAAGGGTCAATTGCATGACCGTCATAATTTCCTTGATGACGTCAAGACAGCTCAGGGTCCTCCTTTGCACAAGGAAGAGATTGTTGAAGTAGTTGTCACGGGGGGCTTCGGTGTAAAAGCTCTGGCCGTTGCACGCAGTACGGTACAGCACGTCCACATCGGGCCCAGGATCGGCAGGGTTCCAATCGTGATTTTCGTGGTAAATGTTGGTGACATACTCTAGCACCCCTCCATTGGTGGGAAACATAGGAAGAGTAGGCAGGTACTGAAAGCATCGCTTCAGGTGCAGAAGCAGCGGGTCATGGCTCTCGTAGGCGTCACCGTTGGGAGCCCGGTAACTGACTTCCGAAAGCAACTGGAGGCCGTCAGTAAAAGTCAGGGAGGCGCCATAAGGGTCGATGCCGTAGTCTACCTTGACGGACTGCGGGGCGAGCACACCGTACCACTGAGGTGAAGTTGCGTCCGTACCCGATATGTAATACCCAAACTCAATACCTAGGTTGAACTCCTTGGTCAAGCGAGCGGCATCAATGAGTCTGGCCTGGTCTTCGTTTTGGATGATAAGCTCAAGCTCAAGGGTGCTGAATTTGATAGGTTCAAAGACGTTGTCTTCCCGGCCAGAGTAGATAATCTTGATGCCATCAGCCGCGATTGTAAGCTGCTGAGGGTCACTAGACGAAAAGCCCCACCCAAAGGGTGTGTTCTCAAAGTCATAAATCTTGATGTAGCTACGGGCGGCCTGGCCTGGCACCTCCCAATCTGCGTAATACCTCTCCGTCATTATCCTCCGATTCTAGTCATTTGACGACCGCTAACTTGGTTGCTCACCACAATATCACCCCCATCAATGCGGCTGCCAAAGCCACTCATACCTCCGCCACCCTGTGCGGAGCGGAACCCAAGTCCGCTACCGATAAACTGCCCGAGGTTTTGACCGTCTAAGATGCCAGAGGCGGCGGCTCCAATGCCGGACTGAGGTGCCGCCGTGGCCCCGCCACTGAGCAGGGCGAGGATGCCGTACAGTGTAATCAAAGCAACCAGCTTACCAATGATGGCCTGGAAAAAGTTGAGGAACGAGTCCTTCAAGGCCTCAAAGAAGCTAGTTCCCTGCCTCATAGCGCGTGCAAAGGCGTTTCCAATCTGATTGGCGAACTGCTGGACGGGCCGAAGCAGGTCGGTCTGAGTCTCTTCGACATCCTTGGCCGCGTCCTCACGCATCTTCCGGATATCGTCGGTAAGCTTCTCGTAAATCTCTCTTTCCTGCTCGGCGCTGAAATCGGCGGCACTCAGGATGTCCTTTACGGCATCTTTCTTGGCCTGAATTTGCAGGTCAAGGTCGCTCAGGAAGAAATTAGAGTAGGCCTTGAGGGCGTCCTGCTCCTCCTTGCGCTGACGGTCGGTCTCATCCTCAAACAACGCGGCACTCCGCCTAGTTTCAAGGAGGTTAAGCAGCCGCTCTAGTTCAGGGCCCGCAACACCAAGGTCTTCTGCTTCGCGACGCAAATCACGCATGGCAATAGCAAGGCTAGCTAGGCTATTTTCAATCTCAGAACCCCCAGAAGTCGCGAGCTGATCCCTCAGGCTTTCAAGGAAGCTCTCTCGGTTACTCACCACATCGGCCTCAGCCAGGCGAACAAGCTCCTTGCGAATCCTTTCTAGCTCAGAGGTGCTTGCGCCGGCATCCAAAAGTTTCTGCCGGAGCTCGGCAAACTTACGGTTGATTTCAGCCACTTTCTGCTGATAATCCGGAAGGGTATCGATACGAGCTTTGTCAAGCTGACGGTTGGCCTGTTGCAGAACCTTAGTCAGAGTCTTATTGCGCTCCTCGTTTGCCTTAATAGACTCTTCTTCCCGCTGCCTAAGCTCAAGTCCATCGGCAAAAATCTGATTCAGGGTTTTGCGAGCCTCAACAACCTTTTCTAGAGAAGTTATTTCGGCTTGATTGGCCTCGTTCGTCTCCACTTGAGCATCGTAGAGATCTTGGTACGCGGCACGCTGATCAAGCAAGTTTCGCAAGGCACCGCCGCTTTCAAATTTTACGGCAGCAAATGATTCAGTCCCACCTGACGCTTCCAGGGTGTTGATTTCACCCGAAAGCGCCGCAATTTTTTGGGCCAACTTATCAGCGTTGACCGACCCTTGGATAAAGGCGCTTGATGTCTTCCGAAGCCCCTCCGAGGCCTCATCGCTCTTAAAGGTTGTCTCGGCGACATCCTGAGTCTCTTTTAGCGTATCGCGGAAGTCATCGACTTCTGACTTCGAACCAGCCGCAGCAAGGGCTATGGCACCAAAAGCAACAGCGACGGCAGATCCAATTGCCACAATAGCGCCCGTAGTCGTAGCCAAGAGGCCCATCAGAGTAACCAACTGACCGATTACAAAGACCAATCCACCGACAACGGGAATCATAGCCACAAAGGTTCCAATCACCTTCTTGCTTGAGTCATCGAGAGACGAGAAGAACCTAGCGAGGTCTACCGCCACGTTACGCAAACCCTCCACCACGGGAACAAGACCGGCCCCAATCTCAATACCAAGATTTTGGATAGCGTTCTTGAGCTGCTCTACGGTAAAGAAGAGCTCGCCCTCAAATGCCTCCGCAAGCCCCTCTGAGGTCCCGGTTGCGGTCTCCATTTTGACCTGCAAGTCCTTCAACGAATCTGCCTGGTCAGTGACGATAGCGCCAACGACTGCGGCCCGGCTATTCAGCAGCTCCAAAATCTCAGAGTAGCTAAACGTACCCTCGGTAAGCTTTGCGATACTCTGGTTTGCATCATCGAAGCCCTGACTGGCAAGGCGGTTAAACGTAGAGCGAAGCTTCGTTCCTGCCGTGGAGCCCTTGATGGCAGAGTTAGACAGGAGCGCCAAGAGCGCGACCGTATCCTCAATGCTGTAGTTCTGCTGGGCGAGGATAGGACCGATGTTCTTCAGGCCTTCACGGAGCTGAGGAATGGTGAGCGCACTACTCTTAACGGCCTGAGCGTACAGGTCCGTAACTCGCCCGGCTTGGTCAGCGTTCAGGGTGTAAATATTGAGAGCCTCCTTCACACCAGAAGCAGCGCCGACCAAATCCTCATCTAGGGCGCCGGCCAACGCCGCAATCGGGGGGACAATCTTCTTGATGTCGCCACCCGCCGTGCCCAATTTAGCGAGCTCCTTTTGGGCCTCGACGATTTGGATGCGCGTGAAGATGGTACTTTCACCAAGAAGACGCGACTGATCACTCAGTTCCTTAAACGACCCGGTTCCGACCAAGGAACGAAGCTGAACGCTAACCTTGTTGAACTCCGCAGCGGTGCTGACTGCCGCGCCGCCAACAAGGCCAAAGGCAAGACCAAGGCCGCGAGAAATATTGGCTCCAATCTTGGATGCCTTCTGACCAAACGCGACAAGCTTCTGATTGGCAATTTCGGTGTTCTTCAGGAACCCCGTAATGTCCATCGTCAAGATGGCACTCAGCCTTGAAAACTCTGTTATGCTTGCCATTAGAACTTCTTTAGCTTGGCAAACAACGCTTCGCGCTCTTCAAGCGTAGTTATGCCACTATCACGCCGTGAAGATACATCGAGTAGCGGGTGGAAGTCCTTGGGCGTAAAGCGTTTGCTCTTGGAGCTATTGGCGTTGGCAAACAGGGCCATGGCGGCAGAGGTCATGTCCCACTGCCGGGCAAGATTGAACTCATACGCCTTCTGAATAGCAATGTATTCAGCTAGCGTCAAGTCCCAAAACTCATGGGGCTTAATACCAAATACAAAAGACCCCTCATAGAGGGAGCGAAGCGTTACTTCTTCGCCGGAGCCTTCCGACGGGCTGCCCGTGTTTTTTTTTCTGCATCACCACCCAAGGACTCGGTGACCCAGGATGTCATCTGCTCAAACAGTCCAGGCTCATCCAAAGCTTGTGCGCAGAACTGCTCAAAATCAATCATGTCGTCCACGGATTGACCTTGACGAATAAGGTGATTCTTGACGCCGTAATAAATTAGCTTTGGAACCGACTCGAAAGGGTTTTCTCCGAGGTACTCATCGAGCTTTGAAAATGAAATATCCTCAGACTTACACATGATGCGCAGCGCATTCATGTTGATCAAGCAAAAATAGTTGACGCCGTCAACCTTGAAGTCGTACTGACCCCGGAAAGAATTCTGCATATATTAAGAGATACTAAATTGCAAGGTGTAGTTGCGGCTGACCTCTGCGGTACTATCGGCATGTTTCACTCGGTATCCAAATGAATACGTACCATTTGTTCCAGAGGCGGGCAGCCTAATAAAACCGACCTGCACCCCGCTACCGGGCAAGTCTTGACCCCAAACGGTTTGATTAAAGCTGAACTCTAGGTAAGTCTTGGTACCGCCAGATTCGATGTAGTAATCAATCAGGTTTTGCGAACCACCATCGTTGTCCTGGTTGCTCAGGGTAATGTCAAAAACATCGCCCCAGTTTGCCGTGTGTGGGGTGCTCGACGCTAGGTCAAGTGCGGTATTGGTATCGTCGTCAATGGACAGGGTGCGATGCGTCATCAAAGCCAAGCCGGTCGTGGTTGCGCTAGCAAAGTCAAGGTTTGGTGACAGACCAGTAGAGCTATCCTGTGCGAAGTTGGCAAACGAATAACCGAAGAACGACGCGACACTCGTTTCATTTGAGCCATCGGTAATAATGGTCTCCATGTAGCAGTCTTGCGCTCCGTTGTCGTCAATTGAAACCGAGTCCCTAAAAATCAGATGACGGCCATCGGCATCAGCAGCAGAGAACCCGGCGGACCAGGTCAAAGTCTGACTGTTGTTAGATACGCTAGTTAAGGTGAAAGACCTCTGAGCCACAAAAACAACAGCCTGAAGCGCCGAATAACGGTACAGCTTCATCACCACGGTGTTCCCGTTTACTACGTGGCTTCCACTAACAGTAACCGAGAACATAGACCCCTGAGGAGTTGCGTCAGGGTCAGGCATGGTGTATGCTAGACCACTCGAATCTTCTACGGTTTCTGAGTTCTCCGTAGACAGAGACGAAATAGAGTGCGTAAGAACGCTCGTCGCCGACGCAATCGGGAACGTATTAGTAGCAGTGCTTCCGCCGCCACCTCCGCTATCGCCCCCGGACCCTCCCGATCCGGAGTAGATCAGCTAATCTTTGATAAGGCTATCGACGCCGGCGAACGTAACACTGTACGTGGCCGTTTCGTCAACAGTACCTGTCAGGCTGATAGAGTCAATCAGAGCGATTCCGACGTAGGCGTCGCTAGAGTCCAAGTAGAATCGAACAACAATGTAATCGCCGGCATTGGCAATATCAACCAGGGTCCGGCCCGTGTCGGTGCCGATCGCTTCAATCAAACCCTCTGCGCTAACAGTAAAGCTGTTGTCCTTCTCCTGAATCACACCCCCCTGACCAGCATCGCGGGCAACGTCGTTAATCTCATTAGAGATGTCCAACGTGCTGCTCGTAGCGGCGGCAAGAATAGAGAAGGCAGAGGTTGTAAAGGTCTCAGAGCTCGTGGTGTCATCATAGGAACCGGCAGTAATAAAGGTTCCGTCGTTCTGCTTGATGAGGTAGAACCCTGCGGCTACACCTGCGGCAAGCAAGGCGGTCTTGATGTTAGCGTCATCACTCGAGCTAGCCCAAGTGATTGCTGAACCAGCCTGGAAAACGAAGGGCTTATCACCGCTATCGGTGTCGATGTGATAAACCGCGAGGTTGTTTGCGTTAAGAATACTAGCCATGATTATCCTGCGTAGGTGTAAATCTTACCGTAACCATTCACGGTGAAGGAGTAGGTGACATTGTCGTCAAAGCCACCAGACAAAGAGAAGCTTTCAATCAAGCCCTGGCCGACGTAGTTCTGACTTGTGTTGTCAGTCACATCGGTATCGAACTTGCAGATGACATACTTACTGCCGGAGCTAGAAAGCCAGATGTTGTGGCTCATGTCATTAGTAGAATCGGTAAGGAATCCGTCACCGCTAAGGCTCCAGGTTTGAGCTCCACTAACGATGTAGGTTTCGCTACCCCCCTGTCCATCGCGGGCAACGATTTCGTTCACCGAGTTGCTGATATCCATGGTCGTGCTCGTGGCGGCCAAGGCAAGGCGGAAGTCGGTGATTTCGGTGGTTGTAGGGGAACCTTGAGTTCCACCAAGAGTGTACATACCAAGGAAGGCGGTTCCGTTAGTCAGCAGAACCTTGTCATTAGCAACAGCGCCGTTAGCAAAGGCGTTGGCTGCTGCGGCGTTCACATCTGCGCCGTTACCGACGATATAGGGATCGGTCTGAGCGTCGGCCTGGTCGAGCACATACAGACCCAAAACTTTTGATTTGATAATAGCCATGTCGTTCTGCTTACTTTAACTTCCCTAAATTCCGGACTAATTTACGCATCCGTGCGCGTATGATTCCGACTGCACGGATAGTGCCTATGCGGATAGCTGGTTGCAAGAAATAATTACCTGGGTGATTAACAGTACCAAGCTCGGCCCAGTGCGCCCTCCAACCGGCATATTTCTGCGGACCATCCATGCCCGCAAACGTCCCCTTGATTCCGCCAACGAAGACAGAAACTTGAGTAAACTTCTTCTTCTTGGCCTGACGCACATGGAAAGACTTCTTGAGAACGCCAGTGCGAACAGGTGACCCCGCCCGCATCATATCGCGCATTGGCTTACCCGAGTCCCTGACGATATTGTAGAGCAGCTTGCGACGCTTGCTCAAGCTCATGATGGCCCGAAGCTTCCTAGGCAGGGGGTCCTTGCGGTCCGTACCCTTGATGATAAACGTGACTGTCTGACGCCCCTGTTGAGCCATTAGTCAGCAGGGTTGGAGTCGTTGGTGTTGTCGCGGCGGCGGGCGCGGATACGCATGCCCTCACGCTTTCCAATAGGCAGGATGCTATAGACGTTGAACCTGCCGCCGTTGTAGTAGATGACATCGCTGAATTCGACACCGCTGAGGTAACGGCACTTGAACTCAATCTTCATCTCACCAACCCGCTGGTCATCATCAGTAAACTCACTAGCACCAGCGCTAGGTGTGCCCATGTGGAGAATGGAACACCGAACACCCGAGAAGCGAATGGTCTCCGCCGAAACAAAATCGCCCCAAACATTGACCGTTTGCGTGACGGCATAAATATCAAACTTATCGTGAAGGTCGCCGGCCCGCATCAGTACTGCCTTACACTCATGACCAAGCGACGAACGCCTTCCTTGACCTCAGTGGTGATACCACCGATGGCTTCGGCTTCGCGCATATTGTAGTAGTGACCGATGAGTAGCAGGGCAGCCTGGGTGTACTGCATCGGAAGGTTGGCCCAATCGGTGCCGCAGGACATCGTCACGCGGAACTTGGTGTCGGTATCGCAGTCGACGAGTTCACAAAGCTCCGAGAAGTCAAACTGAGCCGGGTACTGATCGTACAAGGCCGTCTGCTTGAACAATGTGCCGTTGCTGATGGCGAAGTACTTGTAGCTGCTATGGGAGTGACCATCCTGGCTGCTTTGCGAACTGAATTCAGCCTGATACAGACCTACGTCAAGGTCCTCCCAAGTGTGACTGACGCTGACCGGAACGCTATCTTGCTGTGAAGAAACAAGCACGTATTCCTCACTAGAGAAATCGTACTTATACAGATTCCAATAAGCAATAGTTGAACCATGAGTGTCAGCAGCGCCTAAGGTAGCGTCAATGGTGGTGCTTGCGGCATCAACTTCGATGACGCGATTGACAGGAGTGCCGCCTGTAAACGTGAGAGCGACACTCAGGTGATGCCCATGCTCAACATCATCCGGAATGTCCGGGGTGTACACGGTGAAGGCACCGTCCTTCAGGTACTCAATCTTATCGATGGAGGTGATGTCCTGAAGCTTTTGAATGCGAAAAGGTGCCCTGAACTCATAGTAGTCCAGGAGCACCTTCGCAGTAGATAGACCGAGAACTCGGTCGGACAGGTTCTGCAAGTAGTCTACCGCAGCGTTGCGATAGGTGCGCAGAAGACTGTCCTCGGAAGAATCAATCGCACGAACGTGAGCCCGCATGGTAGCGGAGCTCACGAACGTGTCGTCACCTAGTGACGTTGTGCGATTGACCTCATAGAACATTAGTCGCGGTAACCGGTGAAGCCGTAACCACCGAAGGCGTTAGGGGCTGCGCCACGGTTAGTCGTGTTCGTCAGGCAGGCGAACTGCCGGTACACGTTGGCGATAATACGGACGACGCCCTTGTCAGCATCGGTGTACGGGTCGATAATCAGGTTCAAACCACCCCACCGGCACTGGACGGCGCGGGTAGCGTCCATCATGTACAGGTGACCGGAATCAACACTGCTGCTGATGACCGTGTTGTAACCCAAAACCTCGCGGCGGTCAGCCGGGGAAGAGGCGAACAGCAGACCGGAACCAGCATCGAGAGAGAGCTGACGGTTCTGACGGTAAGCCGTCGGGCTAGCAAGGACGCGGATGTTTGCGCTATCCACGTTGTCTTCCATCAGGTCCTCCTCAAGGTGCAGGGCGTTCATGGTAGCAACGGCGTACTGAGCAATCGTACCACCGGCGCGGTTATCAGCGGCTGCGTCAATGGCAGCAACAACAGTGTCGTTGAACTTCGCGTCCACAGCCTTGCGAATCTCACCGGCAACGAAAGCACCGAGGTCGTCAGAGGTCTGAGCCAAGAGCTGCTCGGTCACCTGAACGTGAGCGGACAGGCGCTTGGGACCCATATCAACGGCAGTAAACGCCATGTTGCTAGCCGCGAAGGATGCGGCTTCATTAGTAGAGTCAGACGTTCCCGGAGGGCCCTTCGGCACTTGGAAAACAACGTTTCCGCTAACACCGGTCACAGCGCGGACACCCATTTGGGTGGCGATGTCGTTCGGGTGCAGGAAACCGGAGAAGCCCTGGTCGATCTTACCAATCGTACCACCGAAGGCGGTAGCGTTAGTGTCCGTTCCGGAGACGGCAAGAGCAGCACGATTCTCCGTGAGGAAGCTCGGGACGCTGATGCCGCCAGCAACGTTCACCTTTGCGTCGGTAAACTCACTGCGGGCCTCTTGGTTCATCTCTGCTTCCAGGCCAGAGAGTTTGCCTGATGCGGCCTCACGAAGGGCCTTTCCAAAGCTGTAACGCTGTTGGACATTTGCTTGGTTGTCACCCCGGCTTTGCAAGATTGCCGGGGCATTCTTTTCGTTTTCCATGGTATTGGAGTTTGAATTATTAGAATTGCGAGCCTCCGGCTCAGGGGTTGTTTCTTCAAGTGCGTAAGGATGCGGAAGGATGGAGGTGTCAACAAGCTGGTCAACGCGCTCTTCAGCCTCGTCTTCCTCTTCTTCCTCCTTCTCCTCTTCTTCTTCCTCATCCTCCATCATCTTCTCCTCTTTCTCCTCGTCTTCGTCTTCTGCCTTCTCCTCCATCTCTTCGTCCTCGTCCTTGGCGCCATACGCCTTCTCTTCCTTCTCCTCTTCCTCTTCTTCTTCAGCGCGAATCTCCTCATCCTCAATCAGTGCCATTGCCTGATTAGCGAGTGCAGTCGCCATGCTGCGTAGGCCTACTTCAGTGGTCGGGTAGGCACCCTGAGTTGTTGGAGAAACGTCGAACAAGAGATCTACTTCTTTAATCGTGCGCAAATTAAGACCGTCGTCCCGGCGCTCCCACTCGTCATCACGCACGGTGAATCCGAAGGAACTTGTACTGACATTACCCATGCGAATATTCTCTACGAGGTCTTTCGCGTAGGATTGGTTTCCAACCTCGAAACGATACTTGAGCCCACGCTCATCAACACTAATCTCCAAGCCTCGCCCTACCCGGGCCAGGGGCTGATTGATGTCGTGGTTGAACAGTGCAACAGTGTTGTCCATCCGGGCACCCTCAAAGGCACCAGGAGCAACGCGTTCGGCGAACTGCCCTCCGATGACCGTCTCATCGTTAAATACGGCAGCATAGCCCTCAATAACAGGATTCTTATCGGAGCCCTCGCGGACTTCGACAGACCCTGTCAGTGTACGGATTTCTTTCTTATCCATTTTACTTAGAACTTAAAGGGTGTGCGGACGGAAGCAAATCCTGGTCGTGCTTGCCGCTACGGAATTTTTCGTTTCGGAGGCAGTAAAGCAGGGAGTTTACCCGCGCATAGGCCCACTGCTCAGGGGACTTTACGCTCGGACGTACAGACCCCGGGTTGGTCTTGTATGCGCCCACCCCACGGCGGAAGCACTCTGCCAACATTGAGTACGTGGCTTTGTGCTTGGGGTCCTTTTCGTTGTGATCCTTGACTTTCTTCTCCAAGCCCTTCTTGACCTCACCGGTAATCTCCGACTTGCGGCCCTCTACCTTATTGATAACGCCACTGCACCAGCTCTTCATAGAGCCACCGCCCCAAGCGGCGTACATAACGCTACCACAAATCTCCTTGCCGTCCTTGTCAAAGAAGGCACCAGTGTTGTAGGTGGCGCTACGGCTAAGGAAGCTGAAGGTCCTTTTTATTGTTGACAATGAAAGCTTTTCGCCGGACGCGATCTGATTAGCTCTCTCCCAGCCCACATTCGTCCCGCAAGAAGAACCGTTCTTCTCCTTGTGACGCAGCGCCTTACGAGCGGCAGCCTTAGCCGAAGCCGGATATCCCCCGTAGGTTTCAGCCATCAGTCTTTCCAGTTGATGGTCGCCGTATCCGGATCAATGACGCCGCCCGAGCTATATGCGTATCCAAAGATGTAGATGCGCTTGCCAACACGCAGCCGGAAGTCGTCGCCGGAGGTGGCATTGTTTACGGTCGTGGTATCGTAAACCTGGCTCAATTCACCAATGACATGAGCCGCGTCAAAACCGGTAGCCGGCTCATCTCCAATAGCCTTTGCAATGTTTGGGTAATTTACGATAAGGGTGGCGTAGGCAAGCGCACCTTGCGAAGCCCCCGTAGCAGAGGCGGCGCTCAGGCTAGAAGGCCACTGATAGAACATATCGTAAGTGTCACCACCAAAGTCAGGAGTGCCTGCGGCGTCCTCGTCCAAAACCGTAGCGGTATTCACAGCGTGGGTGTTGTCGTTCTCCCGGACGTTCTTAATGAAATATCCAACTCTAGCCATCGATCTTATTATTATTAGTAACGGAAGACGCGAAGTCGTCCATCTTGTCCAAAGGTATCATGTTGACTTGGAGGTGATGGGCATCGCCTCCCTCAACGGGTCCGTACCCCTCTTTTTCTCTAATTTCATTGATTGAGTAAACCCCGTCCTGGAGCATGGAATGGTAATACTTAGCACGGGTCTCAGTGTCGCCACGGAGCAGGGTGGATACATCGAAGTAGCACCCAAGGTTCTTGTCCTCGCGCAGGAGCTTCCGCTCAATCTCCAACTCGATACGGCGGACCCATGGAAGGATACACCCCTGTTGGAACTGCAGCACCTGCTGCTCGTAGTTGCTATATGCCGTGTTACCTTCCAAACCAATCATGGCCGGCGGGACTCCGTACACCCGGGCAATCTCCTCGGTGGTATACTTGCGCATCTCCAAGAACTGCAACTGCTCAAGCGGAACAGTCAGCGGTTGGTATTGGAATCCACCTCCGAGGATAGCCATCTTGTGGGCGTTGGCGATGCCGGAGTACTCACGCTCCCACATATCCTTGGCCTCCTGCATCTGCTCCACACTGAGGTGCTCCTTGGTGGAGAGGATGCCGCCCATCATTCCTCCGTTCTGGAAGAACTTAGACCCAAAATCTTGGACAGCCTTGGCGGTAGTAAAGTTCTGAAGCTGTTGCTGCGTAGGATTGACGCCACGGAAGGCTTTAATCTCAAGGACATCCGACGACGGGATCGGCCCAGGGCTATTCTCATAACTATAGAAACGCTCGCCGGTGAGGGGGTCATCCTCATAGAAGACCCGGCTGGACGGGAGGTAATAGATTTCCCCTTGGGACCTGTGGATGAACGCATATCCTGTGCCGTAGAGCAGCGCATCGCTGACAAGCATCTGCCAGAACTCATACGCTCCGATGAATGGGTTAGGCTCCTTCGCAATCATGCGGTACGCCGGGTGGTCGTGGCGCATAACGCGGGCGCCATGGCTATCCCCCTCGTACTGTACGACGTGAGCCTCTAGACTAGCAATGGTGTCGGCAATCTTGCTCGTGCAAGCGTAGACCGCGCTGATTTCTAGGGCGCCACTGCCACCACTAAATCCGTCTCCAAAGAGCCGAATGTAGTTCTGCCCCCGGGCCAGCATATAGTCCGCATAAGTCTGCCTCTTTTCAGGGAATAGCGCCCGAAGCGCCCTGCTAAAAATACTTGGCTTGCTCTCTGATGCCATGACCGCAAAAGTCTGCGGTGCTCTGTGAGATTATAAGTCCACGACAGCCATGAAAAAACTGAATCCATCCTCCTGGTCAAATGTTAGCGCCTCTCCGATGGACATAATTGCTGCCACTACCCCGTCAATCTTGTCACCCGAGTTGCCTTTGTCGGGCTTAATATTGCCGCTTGGGTCTGTGCGCAAAATCACATTCGACATCATCCAACGCAGCACAGGATCACCGCCGTGGTGTAGCTTGTTGGTCCACAATGCTTTAGCGAATTCCTTGGATGGGAAGCTCATGGAGGCGAAACCCTGGCCATATGGGTCGCAAGTCACCCCGTCGCCCTCTAAATCGCGGATGAGGTTCAGGCTATTCCACCTGTCGTAGGCCACACCCATGATGCGATACTTTTCACTTAGATTGTCCGAATCATATTCGACCTTGCCATCAACAACATAATGACCGCTTATAAGTCTACGTATGGTGTTGTAATCCGTTACATTGCCAGGGGTAACGGTTACGTTCTCCAAGTCCCGCAAATCGCTGTAAATAGAGGTTTCATCCTTTGCTAATCGCCGCTTGATTGCCATCTCCGGAAGGAAGTAGTGCATGCGGATACCGTAGCCCATCTCCTCATCGCCTGTGCAAATAGCAAGGGCCGTGATGTCATCAGTGCTTGCCAAGTCCAAGCCGAGGTACGCCTTAGGCTTCCCTGTGGCAGCGTCTTTCTCTGCGAACAAATCCGGCGATTGGCAGTTTTCTTCGCTCATAAACACCGAATCCTCCACCCAAACCTCCGCAGTACCCACAAATACGTTCAGGTGCTTGACCATGAACTCAGTGATGTTACGCCCGCCGTACATCTGCGCATTGGCAAATTGAGACCGCAAGTGAGCCTCGCTAACACTAACACCAAGATTTGGATTCGCCTTTGCCCAGGCGGATTCATCGTCCCACTCGTCATCAGAATCTACCTCATATGGCAATATCAGCAGCCTTTCGTTGCTTTTACTGCCATCTAGGACCGCCTTTCCCGCCTTGATGAACTGCGCACAGGGGCCATCGGGGACAAAGCCGGCAGTGGTGATGGCAAGCATCAGGGGGCTCTTTCGGCTACCCATGGACGAAGCAAGCACCCGGTACAGGTCCCCGTTCTTCATAGCGTGGAATTCATCTACCACCGCTAGATTCAGGTTCAATCCGTCCAAAGTGTTGGCATCGGAGCTCAATGGGCGGATAGTTCCGTTGTTTGGGCATAGAACTTCAGCCCTTCGCACCTTGAATCGCTTCGACAGGATGGGTTGACTCTTGACACACCGGCAGACCTCATCGAAGACTTCGCGGGCCTGGTCGCGCTTGGTGGCTGCCGTAACCAACTGCGGAGCACCGTCGTTGTCCAACACCGCCATAGCCAATGCGATGCTTGCGGCAAGCTGTGATTTACCGTTTTTACGCGCAACAAACAGGTGCGCGGACGTGAATCGGCGCCGATCGGGGTCCTCCCGGTGTACCCACCCAAAGATTTGGCCGATGAAGAAACACTGCCATGGCTCCAGGCGCATGGGCTTTCCGGCTAGCTCACCACGGGTGTGTACGCATACGCGCTCAATGAAATTGATGTATCGGGCAGCGCGTTCAAAGTCGAAGGTCCACTCCCAATCGTCGCGGTCTAGGTCCCGGAGGACCCGGTCACAGGCCAATTTGATGTATTCACCCGATACAATCGTGCCCTCGGTAACGCCCTCGACATAATCCCACATTCTGTCAAGCGCGGAGATGTCCACGCCACCTGCCATCACATCAGGTCATCAATGGCATCCCCCTCTTGACTTTTGTCCACTGCCATACCGCCATTGACTACCGCTCCTAGAATCCGCGTTCGGTCCATTGGGGACAGTCCAAGCTTGGCCGAAAGCTTCATGACCTGATCCTGGGCCTTGGATAATGCCGTGAACGCCCCGCTTACGTTGCTTGTGCCGTTAGGGTACACTTGAATCATATCGTCAATGCCGTGGACTTGCCTAGCCGCAGCGATGTACAGGGCAAGGCTCTTCGCCAGCATCGTAACCGTGATTACGTCCACAGATTCAATAAGGCCCCGGTCATCCAAGTAGTCGATGACCATGGTAAACAGCTTATCGCCGTCAGAATCGAGATTGAAGATGGGGGTCAAGGCCTTACTTTCACCCACGGCATCTTGGTTAGGGGCCTGGGCGTCCACTGTGGACTGCGCAGCCTCCCTCATGCGGGATAGAATATTTGCCTTAATTTCCTCTGACATGCTTATGCGCTATACTCAAATGTAGCACTAATTGTGCTTCGATGAATCAGATCTACATCCACAAAATACGACTCGTCATAAAGGCGGATGGCGAAATAGGGGGAGCTATAGGCCAAGATTGCTGCCTTTACCGCTTCGTGAATGCGTGCCGTGTTCTCCGCAGAATCAGAATAGGTAAGGTAGTCCACCCTGTACGTGGTCGAAATGGCTGCGTCGGTAAAGACCGGCTCATACTCTACCGTACCCATATTCAGAATGATGCCCGGCAGGGTTGTGCCCTGAGCCCTTTGGCTGAAGCTGATTTTGCTAGCCGGTACTAGGTTGGTCAGAGTGCCGTAGGTGGTCAAAATCCTCCGGGCTTCAGGGATGAGTAGAACTAAGCTCATTACAGGAACATTTTCATTTTCAGATATGCCGCCCACTCCTCCTTTGTGTCAAACCAAACACCCTTCGCTGAGTAGCTTGCCCGCCGGCTATTGCAACTGCGGCAACTGCCAACAATGTTTTCCTGGTCGAAGAAGGCTGACCGTGACTGCAAAGATGAGGAGGGTTGGATGTGGTCGGCATCTGTTGATTCAGTCAGCAGCCCCACGTAATCACACCAATAGCAGATGGGGTATCGCTCTAGCACGGCACGCCTGGTCGACTCCCACTCCGCCGTTTTGTACAGTGGGTTGGTATGTGAGATCGCGCCGCCTGAGAATGCAGGGTTGCAGCGCCCCTTCTTCTTTGCCATCCAAGGCTTGGGTTTCATTCGTCGTCTGATGTACATGGGAGACCGGGAGACTAGGAGACATAGGTTTCGGAAAGTCCTACGGCAATATACGACACCCCCTGGAAATCAAGCAATTAGCTTTAGTCACTAGGATATAAATATTTCTGAGAGTCTAGTCTCCATGTCTCCGGGTCCGCTACACCCCTAGTGTTTGCTGGTGTTTCCGCCGGAGACTTGCGGGAGACCAGGAGACATAGGATCTGGCCGGGAGACATAGCGGGAGACGTTCGGGAGACGTAGAACCCCCCCTGCCTAAAAATCGGGATGATGCGAGCGAGACCACCCGCCGCCGACAATCACGATGCGTGCGAGACCACCCGCCGCCGACAATCACGATGCGTTCTTGCTTGCGCGTGTTTTTGCCAAAGATTTCAAGCGTGCGGTTCA